GATGAGACTTATTATCCTTACAATGGAAAGAAAGGTTTATCATATAAGATTCGTAAGTACCCAAAGGACTTCCGAGTCAAGGGAGGTTTAGAAGGTGTACAACTATTTGGTCAAGGTGTTTGGACCAGTGCAAGCCGTAAGAGACTTGTTATTACCGAAGGCGAAGAAGATACTCTCGCAGTTGCTGAGGCTTATCGCCAGTATAATGGTAATATTTATCCTGTTGTTAGTATCCCTTCCGCTTCTAATCTTAATCCCGTTGCTGACAATCGCGGTTGGATCCGAGAGTTTGAGGAAGTCGTCTTATACATCGATTCCGATGACGCAGGGGAAGCAGCAGTAGAGAAACTAGCTAAGATCATTGGCTATGAGAAAATTAAAGTTGCTCGTGGACAGTCTAAGGATGCGTCTGATGAGCTAACTAAACATGGTTTCCGTAGTGTTATGCAAGCTATCTGGAATGCTGAGCAGTATAATCCACAGGGTATTATGACTAGCGTACAGCTCTGGAAGGCAATGCAGGAGTATGACAAGATTGTATCTGTACCTTATCCAGATTGCTTTGATGGTCTCAATAAGAAACTCAAGGGCATGCGTGCAGGTGAGATTACATTGTGGACTTCAGGTACAGGCTCAGGTAAGTCAAGCATGCTACGTGAGATAGCATTACACTTGTTACGTACAACTGAAGACAAGATAGGTATTATCTCATTAGAAGAAAGCCCTGCAGAGACAGCTAAGAAGATGTCTGCTATGGCTATTAGCCGTAACCCTATGGATGAAGATCTTACTATGGAGGATCTATATGAAGGCTTTGATGAGGTATTCGGTACTAATCGTGTATTGGTACTTGATCATGCTGGTGCTATTACCAATGGTATTGTGGAGCAGCTTAACTATATGGCTTCTGTAGGCTGTAAGTATTTGTTTATTGACCACATCACAATCCTAGTATCTGAAGGTGCAGATGGACTTGAAGGTAACGCAGCTATTGATAAGACTATGAATGATCTTCTCAAGGTAGCTAAGACACACAATGTCTGGATTGGTCTTGTTTCTCATCTACGTAAGACATCTACAGGTAAATCATTCGAAGAAGGTGAGTTACCATCTATGGATGATATCAAGGGTTCAGGTTCAATCAAGCAGATTTCTATGGACATTGTAGGCTTTGCACGTAACAATGCTGCTGATGATGACGCAGAACGTAATACAATCAAGATGAAGGTATTGAAATGCCGTCACACAGGTTTAACAGGTCCAGCAGGAGTAGCGCATTATGACCACGACACAGGACGAATCCACGCAGGACAATCTGAAAACCAAGAAGACTTCTAATGTAGTTTCTCTTGATGATCGCCGTAAAAAAGAGTTGCCTTTTGGAGTAGAACCAGATATAATGGACTTCCTAGTTGAGCAAAAGATACGGAGAGACAGAGAGAAGTTTAATAACTACGACAAGATCTATAAACAAATATTAGAAGAGGACTAATATGAGTACATTCAATACTATTGAGACATACCTTGCTGATGAACTTAGCAAGATCGTATTGGATTCAGGAAAGAAACAGAACAGAGGCTTTGTTGTTCTCAAGACTGTTATCGAGGAATCTGATCAAGATAACGCACTACGCAATATCATTGCGGCATCTATTAATTCCCTTATGCATCTTATGGTTAGCTCCCGTAATGAAAGTCTAGAGAAAGGTGAAGCACTACTTACTAACACAATTAGTATCTTGGGTGTACTCGCATCATCCACAGCAGGATTCGAAATGCCTGATCGCAAAGATCAGATTCATCTCGGTGCTGCAATCATCACAGCATTCTGGCATGCTAAGGCTATTCGTATTGTTCATACATACGCGGTTAAGGAGTATCCTCGTGGTGTCTACAAGATTATCCTTGAACCATGCATGGGTGAACTTCCAGATGAATTGCCAGAGGAAAATCTACTCCCATACACATCCCTAAGCTCTATCAGAGACGTCGAGAGTGTG